CCAGGAGGTCTCTTGATCGGCATCACTCCAGAGAAGGCCCGGGCCGAAGCAATGGTCGACAGGTTCGGTCATTTCAGGGACCGACTCGGAAATGAGTTTGGATTTGTCAGGGGGTCCACCCGTCTCCTGGTAAACCTGGTCGGTGGTCCGTTCTATGAGGATGGTGGTCGGGAGGAACCAATTTTGGATGCAAATGTGTTGGTCCGGGCCCTTACTGATGCTGGGTTCGACCTGGTCCTCTGGGAACCCATGATCGACAGACCTAATGGGCTCGTATCCGATCTGTATTCAAAATTCGTCTTCAAGAGACGAACTTAAATTCTATTCTAAAATTAAGAATCCATGTGGAGGTGGGTAGTGATTGCTGTCCTATTTGTAATTTTCATGACAATTATCATCAGGCACAAGGAACCGCCCATGCTCACAGAGATCAAGCAGAGGTACTGGAAGATCCTGGATATGCTCAGGGCTACAGGAGACCCTGCCTGGCACGGCGTCCTGAGACCGGCTATCCTTACAGGAATGGTCGGCTGGTCCAAGGACAAGGGGCCTATAGGTTCTAACGTGAATAAGGGATATGAGATCTACCTGTGTCTCGATGGAGATGACGTAAACTCTGCGATGTACGTCCTAATTCATGAACTGGCCCATATGTCCGTCCCGGAATACGATCACACGTCGGATTTCTGGAAGAAATTTGAGGAGCTGAAAGATTTATGTGTTAAGAATGGGTTATATGTAAAGGGGGGAGAGAGGCAGTACTGCGGGGATACGGTTAGAGGGTGAGGCTTCGCCTCACCCTCTTGGCGGCGGAGCTTCCAGGATGTCCCGAGAAACAGGGAACCTTCGGTCCCCTGGTCACTTATCCACAACGTACTTCTTCGCGAGGTAGTACAGGACCGCAGCGATCAGGGCAGACACCGCAAGGCCAGTCAGAGACACCTCACCGGACTCTCCCACAAACTTGGGGACCATGGTGCGCAGGCGGCTCTGGACCGGCTTGGAGAAGGCGATGACGGCCGCGACGCCAGCGATGGCCGCCTGGAACTGGTCATCAGTCAGGCCAAAGGGGTTCGCGGACGCCTTCTTGGACTTGCTGGCCCGCTCAACCATAGGCGCCTGCTGAGGGGGGCCCATCATCTCGTTCTGGATCATCTGGTTCGGGCCAGGCATGAGCTCCTCAAGCGGGGTAGAGAAGTCGGCCATTTGAGATTCCTCAACATCTTTTTCGGGCTCAGGAGGTCGCGTCCGTTTTAGGAGACCCGATGGAACCGACGCAGCCTGGTCACCCTTCGTGCGGTTCAGTGCCTGAACCGCAAGCTCCTCGTCGACAGTCAGGGTGCTCCTATCATCAGGAAGGTCCGTGAGGAGAGAGCTTGCATTTGGGTCGTACGTCAGCATCTGGGCCGGTGATGGATCTTGTATTCTCGTCATCTAGTCTGGGCCTGGAAAAATGGAAGGGGGGCAGGGCGCAGTTTTTTTTATCAGCCCATGTTAAATGTCCATCACTTCGCTCGCCATGTCCGTTGAGGCTCAGGGCCTGAACTCTCTGGTCGGCGGATTTTCCTTCGCCTCCGCTCTTGCCTGGTACGGCGTGGTCCAGGCCGTGATCGAGAAGTACGTCAAGCAGGGCCCCGGGATCCAGGCGCACCTGATGGCGGCTCTGCTGACGACCCTGCTGTCTATTCTGGTCTTCATGATCATCAAGAACTTCATCAAGAAGGACCTGAATGAGCCGGGACAGACCATGTTCGCTGTGACTCGCTAAGCGAGCCGAGTCCGTAAGCGAGCCGAGTCCGTAGGACTCGTGGTGGCGAAGCCGCTTTAGACCGCTCCGCGGCGAAGTCCCCTACCGGGGACTTGTGAACTACTTCTTCTTCACGACCGTGACGACCGAACCTTTCCTCTTCGGTTGGGCCTGAACAGCACCTGCAGTCGCAGCAGCCCGGGGGTTATAGTGCCTCTGGTGGTACTGCCAGAAGGCGGCCCCACCGACCCGGAAGTTCCGTCGGATAGGAGACTTATACCAAAAAACACAATCCGTAATCTTATTAGATTTACTGGTGTTGTCCAGAACTAAACACTCATAGTTTTCTGTACACGCATCCATCACCTGGCAAAAACTATCGAACGTCGGGAAGACACCGAAGAACGCCTTGTACAGGTTCTCTCGGTTCTGGCGAACGTTATCTCTCAGAGCAAATACATAATCGACATTGGTTCGAATCATGGGAGTCATATCCATGCAGTACTGGGTCGTCATCATATAGAAAATCTTCCAGTGTCGTCCGTTCATAAACAATTGCCGAATCGCCGTGTCTTTCATAAAGCCTCGGTCGTACATGCAGTCGTCCATGAGCACAAAGACCGGGCTGCACTTCCCGATGGCCAAGAGCTTCTTCTGACGTTCGATAAGCTTTTCGAGCGCATCCTTGTTATAGTCTCCAAAGACGAAGAGATCCGGGATAAACTGCTTATAGTATCCATTCCCCTCTTCTGTGCCTGACATGGCGATGCCGGCCGGCAGGTGCTTTTTGTGCCACAGGATATCTGTGACCAGCGTAGACTTTCCTGTACCACGCTTCCCGATGAAGACGCATACCTTGTCATCGCCCATCTTGCTGGGATCAAACTTCCGGAGATTGAGAGCCATCCCCTTCCTTCAATTTTAGAACAAAATTGAGAGCGTGTTGAGGCGCACACAAAACTCTCAGCCTTTACTAGAGGCGACAAATGTCAGCCGGATATATCCAGTTGGCTGCTATTGGTCAGCAGGATGCATACCTGACCGGCGAGCCACAGGTTACATACTTTTCGGGGGTCTACAAGCGCCACACGCCTTTTGTGCTCGAGACATACGATATTCCATTCAAAGACCAGCTCGTAACTTATGGTGGCACAAGTATCTGTCAGATTCCTCCGAAAGGAGATCTTATACGGGGGCTAACACTCAAGGTTGTGCTGCCGGCTCTGAGCAATCCTGGAGATGACTGGACCTGGCCAACTATTCCATCTCAAACAAACTACCCGCAGTTATGGTTCGGTCTGACAAACGGAACCATCGTCGATGTCAGCGCAAGTCCCAAGTTTCAGTATTATTCGTCCAACTCTCTGTCGCTGGGTCAATGGTTCACGCCAAGATTTGGGGGTTACGGAAGTTATTCGACGACCAAGAACAAGTTTATTTTTTCAAACTCTTCGGTCGGTCTTTCGAACGTCATTGTCTCGCAAGGTCAATCTCCTAGCTCGGCCCTGTCCGGTGTGTTCTGGGGATTCGATCCTTTGGCCGCCACCACGACTACTTCATCGAACCTCATTTATAACGCAGTTTCAGGAGTTGTGACTCCGACACTGACCCTCGAGCAATCGGGGTGGATCCAGACAGACGGGTTGCCCGTCACTACTCTTTCGGGTCTGTACATATCTCTCGCTCAGTCCCTTCCAATTTCTGGTCAGCAATTCATAAACTTTTCTGGTACGAATACTTCCGGAGCTTACTGGACTGCAAATGATCTGTATTCACCTTCCTATGTTATAACAGGGAATGGGCTTATTCAGTTTGTTCTTCCCGGATACTATACAATCCGAGCAGGCTTCAACGTCGATGGAGGTTCCGTTCAGTCCTTCGCCTACGGAACGTCCTCTACGAACGAAGAGCCATCGAATCCTTCATTCAGTTACGTATATAACTTGACCGCATCACCAGATCCATCTTCACCGGCCGTTATTCCAATCATCGTCGGCAGCACATCTCTGTATTACTATTTTTACGCAACGACGACCGGAACGCAACTTCTCAGCGGAACGTACTTTTCTGCAATTCCGACAAATGATATTTACCAATTTTCGAGCAATGTTGCCCTTTCGGGGACCTCTATGGCCCCAGTCCCTCTGTATGGAAATGTGTCGCCCGCGAACACGACGGTGACGCTTAACCCCAATTCGACCATGAGTTTCAGTGTGAACGGAGAATACATCATCTCGGGAACTCTGAGTCTTAC